GCCTTGAATCAGGAACATAATTGAGAAAGCAGCTAATAGGTAAACCACGAGTGGTTCCCCCGTTACTAAGTATAGGAGTGCTAAAACCGAACCAGCCCTTGCTTGCGTAGTTATAAAGGCGCTGTGCAAGATTGTAGTCAGTATGTCCTTGATACGTTGCACCATAGACCGACGCTCTGGCGAATGCTTCTTGTGCATGTGTCTCATCTCCCCAGAAATATCTATCCTTCAGTGTCTCTAGTGAGAACACATTAAGGTTTTCTTCTCTGTCATAATCAATCTGGATACCTAAGTAATCCTGTACTCCTACCTTACTTGTCACTAGGATGCTCCAACATGTAACTAATCAATCGCTCTTCGTACCACCTAGCTTTACGTAGGTCTTCGATAGGACTCTTTTTGTATCTAAAGCGCCACATGTACTTCAAGGCATTGCCACGTAGGTATCCAATGTACTCATCGTGATTGAGCATACCCTTGATGGCATCAATACACTCTAGGCTACCAGTGTTGTAATGCTCTGGTCTGTGTACACTGTCGTACTTGTAGTCTCCGTACACTGGGTGATCGTTAGGCTCGTTGTCATCATCATAGATATGATTCCATGTGTCAGCTACAGGAGTAGCAGTTTTTTTCCTAAGCGCATTCCACTCTTCTGGTGTTGCGTTATCAATACTCATCCCATTCATCTCCATTTGTTTCTTCTTCAAACTGGTGCAGCCTGTTGATAAACTTATCCTCAAACCTGTCCAGCAGTTCTTCAGCGGATATGTCCAGTGCCTCTAGTATATCATCAGCATCATACCGCTTCAACACTCTCTCCTTAATTTCATCCATTGTTAGTGACATGATCTACATACTCGTCAACTGTGTAAAATTCAAAACCTTCCTTGTGACACCACTGACCCATCGTAATCTTAGAACCTTTGCGAACCTTCTTGTTAGGGTCTGACAGTACAAAGATTAACTTGATTGGTTTAATGCTGTCACGTATTGATGTGTACTTCTGGGTGTCTCCTGTCCTAAAGAATCCTTTAGTCTCAATGTAGTCACCCGTCTTCTTGTCCACAAAGTCTGGCTTGTACTTCCTGTGCATCACGTATGGTACATCATATGGCTCGTACAGATAGCGTCTCTTAGGTGCTGACTGTGCAAATCGTTTCTCTAGTCCAGACCTATAGATACTCTGCTTACGTGATCTCTTGGACTTTAGGCTCATGAACCACCTCCGTTAAGAACCTTGGCCCGCTTGAGTACAGAAAAGTACGCAGTTCTGGATAGCATGAATGCTTGTACTGACAGTAGGAACAGTTTGCGGGTAATCGCATATTTCCACTTTTGCCATCTGCTAATGGTTCCGCGCATACTGGTGGTATCTCCTCTGCCTCTACGAGCTTTTTTACGTGACGTATCCTTTCGGCAATGTCACCTTTGATGGTGTTGTACACAGGTGCCTCTGTGTCCTCTAGGTCATACTTCAGGTACGTCAGGTGACCATTGGACTTGTCCATGACCAACCATCCGAACTTAGTCTCACCTTCTGAGTAGGCGTATGCCTTCAACTGGTCAACGTAACCAAAGGGATCTTCGTAGGCTATAGCACCTCTCTTGAACTTCCTGAAGCCGTAGGTACTTGCAGACTTGATGTCAGTCACGATACCGTCTATGCGACAGTCCATGTGTCCAGTGATTCCTTCTACCTGACATACCTTCTGCTCATCAGTGATCGTGTGCCCCGACAGGCGACACAAGAACAAGAGCATTTCCTCAATCAGGTGTCCGTACATGAACTTCACATACGTGTGCCCTTGGATCTCCTCTCCTGCGCTTGTGTCGTTGTAGTGGTGCCACAAGTACCTATCGTCTCTGCCTATGTTGGACAGGCGTAGCTTACGTCCGTCACGAGGCGCATCAGGCATAAACTCAGTACGCATTAGCTGTTTAACGGCTTCTCCGAACTTGTCAATCTCTGCCTCAACGTCCACTGACTCATCAGCAGACTTGGTGGTCATCAGTTCGTAGATGTCATCAACAACTGTGTTAACTGTTTTCATTGAAATGTCCGTCCAGTATTTCTGTAGCGACAGGGTGTTGAATGTAGAACCACTCGCCCTTACGTTCATGTGACTGCGCTAGAAGCTCGTGTGCGGCCTTCTCAGCGGTGCGTCGGTCATCAGTATCATATGCCTTGATTAGCTCGTAGTCTCTGTAGGGAGAGCTAGTCTGATACTGCTTGAGCCTATCCTCTGCGTCCACAGCCATCCCTATTTTACACCAGCCGGGAAATGCTGGGTTGACCAGTACGTACACCTGACCCTGCTTGGCAAGCTCGTAGTTCTGTAGAGAACTGAAGGCTGCGTCAGTGAATCCCTTGTAGCGTCCGGGCTTGTGTAGCGGGTGTGAATGTGGTACATACTTACCGTCTACCCACATCCTGCGGTTGTTCCTGCGGCGTTGAGTCTCAGGATTATCTTTGTAATATCTGCCGTTTGTTTTCTCGTAGAATCCCATGATATTAATGTGTTTCTGCCCAGCTAGTTCCAATTTGATACTCCCCTGCAAGTTTGCAGTTTAGGTTAAAGTGTATACCTGCTGCCTCTAGACAAGAGACTGCAAGCTGCCCGAACTTCTCTGCTTGTGATGCTGGGACTTCGGTCTGGACTTCATCGTGGATGTTACCTACGATCTTATAGTCCATACCCCATAGTTTAGCATACTTATCCAGAGTAATCAAGGCTTGTTTCATAACTAATGCACCGGCACTCTGCAATAGGGTGTTCAGTGCTGCGTGTTCAGAGCGAATCCAGAGTCTCCTACCGTCTAGTCCATTGATCCAACCCTGTGCTGCCTCTTGTGCAACTCGTCCTTTAAGATTTGCATATGCTGGGAGATTAGACATAAATCGTTCTCTAAGCAGTCTACCAGCACCTGCGCCTCCTCCCGCCACCGTACCAAGTTTCGCGTCTCCTGCTCCGTACAGCAATGCGTAGATGAAAGTTTTAGCCTGATCTCTTGATTCAAGTCCCGCAAGCTGCTGGTTAGCAGTGTGTATGTCTCCTCCAATGACTTCATTTGTATAGTCCTCATCATTCATGTAGTGAGCCAGCATCCGTAGCTCTAGGCCACTAGCGTCAAAACCCACAAGTTTATGTCCTTCAGGGACAGTCCAGCATCGTCGGCACTCCTCTCCATAGGGCGCTCGTGATGCCGGTACTTGCGCTAGATTAGGCTTGGCGTGTGTCATCCTGCCGGTTACTGCACCGTTAGTGTTGACCTGACCATGCACACGTCCTGTGTCCTCATCTACTGCGTCTACCCATGACTGCACTTGTGCTATGCGTTTCTGCACCATCAGGTACTCTGAGATCAGAGAAGCCTGTGGGATGCCGGTGATACCTGATAGCACCTTCTCGTCTACAATTGCCTGTCCAGTTTCTGTGAACTTACAGGGCTTCCATCCATAGTGTTTTAGATATCTGCCAATCTGCTGTCGTGAACCTAAGTTAAACTCAGGGTAGTCTACTCTAGAAAAAGGGCCACCCACGATCTCCCAAGAGTCGCCCAAGAACTTTAAACCTACGACAGAGATGGCTCCATCCTTTTTTACTTTTGGCTGTATCTCCTTTACAAATGTCGGTAGCGGCCTGAAGGCTTCCTGTACGGCATCCTCTAGATCGTATAGCTTCTCTCGTAACGTAGCGACTAACTCAATAGCTCTACGGCTGTCCAGTAGCCATCCGTTGCGTACCTGTTGCTGTGTGATCTCCTGCACGTCATGCTCTAGCTCTACCGACTGCTCACTGAAGTGCCTCAGATCCCACTCCAGCTTCTTGTAGAGTGCTGCTGTAACCTCTACGTCACGTCGGCAATACTGCACCATCTCAGGCGATAGCTGCGACCAATCGCTATGGTCACCCTTGGGAAACTGGAGTCTCTCACCCCATGCCCTCAGAGAGTGCCCACCGTCTAGCTGTGGATTCGCTAGGCGTGACATGACCAATGTGTCCTTCACACGTTCTTTGTTTATGTCAATGTCCCACAGACGCTTCAGGACAGGTATGTCGTAACCCAGTAGATTGTGACCTACTACGTCATCATGTCCTCTCAGAGCGTACTCTAGGGACTCAGCATCGTAATGCTCCTGTAGTTCACCGTCCTGCATGGTGACTACCACCCACACTTTCGTAGGCTTCAGACCATTAGTCTCTGCATCTAAAAAGATGGGACTAGAGTCCATTTGCTTCCTCCTGTGGTTTTGTTGTTTCCATCATCCTGCCAGTGACCTTGTCGTACTTCAGCCAGCAGCAGGCACCCGTGAGTCCAGCGTAGCGATTCTTCAGGACACGCACTGTGGTTGTGTTGCGTCTCTCCTCGTTATCGTTCTGCTGATCTCTCTCCAAGCCTATCACCATGTCGGACAACTGTGCAATGGACTGAGAGCCTCGTAGCTCACTCAGGCTGATCTGCCCACCGTCCTCGTGTGCCTTGCCCTGTGTGCGCTTCAGGTGTGACACGAGGAAGAGTCCAATGCCTAGCTCCTGCACCAGTGACCGTAGCTTGGTCATGATAGCGTCGATGGCTTTGCGCTCGTCACCATTCTCCTGCGCTGATACGACAATGGATAAGTGATCCAAAATGATCCACTTGCAATCTAACGCTTTTGCCATGTAGCGCACGCGAGCCAACAGATTGTCTTCGCTTGTGCTGCCCCAGTGGTCAAACAGGTAGTACCGACCAGTGCCCATAGTCTGCTCCCAGAAAGGGAATGCAGCGTCAGGGTCTAGATCCTCCTCCAGATGCAGGGGACAGTCTGCCGCTATCGACATGATGCCAAGGGCAGTACGCGCTACGTCCTCCTCCAACGCTAGGATGCCTATGTTGTCCTCAGTAGCGTTCAGCAGGTAATACTCTAGCTCCCGCACCATCTGACTCTTACCCATACCTGAGCCTGACGTGATCGTCACTAGCTCGTAGGGTCTGAATCCTTTGGTGTGGCTGTTGAGTCCCTGCCACGGATATGCTATACTCTGCACCTTGATCTTGCTGGTCAGAGCATCCCATGTGTCCTTACCACTGATGATACCGTCAGGCTGATAGACCTTAGCGTCCCACCATGAACTGGTGAAGTCCTTGATCTTGTTAGCCTGTAGCATGTCGCTAGCGTCCTTCATAGGCAGCTTGACGATCTTCAGCTTGTTAGGGCTGAATAAGTCCTTGACATCCTCTACGGCTTGCTTACCGGCCTTGTCGTTGTCGAAGCACACCACGATGTTGTCGTAGCCCTCTAGCCACTCTAGCTGCTCTTTGATTTCCTTAGCAGCCGCAGATGCACCGGAGCGCAGCGATACGACATCGTAGTTATTGCCCACCATCTCAGACACAGACAGGCAGTCCAGCTCACCCTCAGTGATCGTCAGGTACTTACCGCGCCCACTGCACACCTGCTGACCGAACAAGCCGACACCCTCAGTGCTGCCAGTGACAAAGAAGTCTTTGTTCTTCACTAGTCGTACCTTGGTGCCCTTTACTTCATCAGTGTCGCAGGCGTAGTATGGGTAGATGTGCTTGGATATTTTACCCTGAGAGTCATACTCAACTGTCACACCGTACTTCTTACAAGTGTTCTGGCTGATACGTCTATCAGGAATATCTGCAATGACTCCTGTCAACTCTAGCTTCCTCCGCAGTGGTGTAGGTTCTACCGTGGT